CCACCCCACGCCTCGTACCAACATCTAATTAGGTCGGCTGAATACAGGACTTTCTCCTTCAAGGTAATTATTGGTCTCATCTCTTCACCAACTCCTCTCTTTTGAGAGCGCGAGGACAATATCCTGATACCGTCCATTGCCTTCGAGGACGGCGTAAGCCAGTCCGCCTTCGGCGGAGCATACCTTCATCTTGCACTCCGTGCAAGGTCCAGCACAATATCCTGCATCCGTCCCTTCTCCTTCAGCACTGCGTAGATCCTCTTCTCCTCCGGTGTAGCGAACACATGGGCTATCTGAGTTGGGAACTTCTGCCCTGGCCGCACGATCCTGGCGTTCGCTTGCATGTACGTATCATGGCTTGTCACTGGAGCGTACCAGATGATAAGCGAAGCCTCGGTAAGTGTCAAGCCGTGGCTCATGGCTCCGGCGTTGGCTACCAGGATATGTGGGTCTTTGATCGACCTGAACTCCCTGAATATGTTGTTCCGCTGTGTCATTGTGGTACTGCCGTCTACAATGGCGACAGACCATTTTTTCCGCAACTCAGTTGCTACAGCGTTCAGCGCCCCGGTCAGCGGCACGAAGATAATCACCTTCTGCCGGCAGCCTTCGATCAACTCCTTGACTACTGAGATCCTCGGGCTGAAGTCGACTTTTACTATGTCCCCGTTCGCCCCGTACAAAACTCCAAGAGCTGCCTGAATTATTTTCCCGATCAGTACGGCGGCATTTACCGCCGTCACCATGGTCCCTTTGATCTCGGTCGCCGCACTCCGGAGTAACTCTTTGTAGTGCTTCTGCTGCTCTGCGGAGAGCTGGACCTGGTGAAATGTGTGAATCGACTCAGGCAGATCGACGCAGTCTTTAAGGGCGTAGCGGATGGACGGCTGCAATACTCGGTTGACTGTCTCCTCGGACCCTCGCTTCGGAACCCACTTAAACTGAGAAATCTGCAGCATGGTCTCGTGCTTGAACGCAGTGAAGTGCCCCTTGTAGTTCTCAGGCTTTATCAGCTTTACCTGCCCGTAGGCGTCGGTCGGCTCGTTCGGAGTAGGTGCCCCGGTCATCCCCCACACAATGCGCGGGATACCGCTTTTGTTGATTATTGCGTTCGCTATTTTCCAACGCAAACTTCGCTGATTGCGATATAAGGCACATTCATCTAGTATTATTAAGCCTATATCCGGCCTCTTCATCAACGCGTCAGCGATAATCTCCAGGCCGTCGTGGTTCACGAGGTAAATATCATGAGGCTTGGCAAGGAGTTCAAGTCGTTTCTTCCGGTCGGCGTGCAATATTGCGTAGGTCTTGAGCGGGAAGTTCTGGAAAATCTCGTTGCCCCACGTAGGCGCTAAGGTGGAGAGCGGAGCCACCACCAAAACTCGCTTAACTACCCCAGTCTTTTGTAAAAAATCGGCGGCCCACAATGAGCTTATCGTTTTCATGGCGCCCATGTCATTGAGACAAAACGCCCGAGCGTTGAGAGTCAAAAACTCCGCAGTATGCACCTGGTGGGCCTTTGGAGAGAAGCGTCCCGGCCAGGAGTACGTTGTCCGTATCGGACTTGGGGCCTGCATCCCGAGATTATTCAGGATCTTCGCACTCTCAAGCGTATGCGGCACCGCTACGTAGCGGTTTCCACCGATTGTCGCTTCCTTCAGAAGCGGAAACACTGAGCGAAGCTGCGCCACGTTCTCGGACCGGAGAACCAGATGATTCTTGACTACTCGGACTGTGTTTGGCGTAGCCAACATTCGAACTCCTTTAGAGTTTCCGCTCCGTCAACGACGAACGCCTCACCGCCAGATGCGGAGATAGCTGCGATCTGCAGGGCCTGTAGGCCGGTCGGCTTCTTGCCTGGCGCCTTCGCTTCGACGGCGAAGAACCGGCCTTTGTAGTGGCCCACTACGTCGGGCACTCCTCGCACCGACATCATCCCCTGCACTGCTGGATACCACCACCCTGCGGCCTTTATGAACGTGCCTGCTTTGGTCGACGACTGAACGTCGTACTTGGCGAGAAGCGCATAAATTAACTTCTTCGTTTTCCCTTCAGGAGTGCTCATCCCGCCTCCGTAACTTTTTCCCAGATCCGCTCAAGAATCGCGACCTGTTTTATGGTGATAAACTCCTTCTCTGCAATCTGCTCGCCGACCGACTCGATAAAGTCAGTCTCCCACTCAGAGAGTAGAGACTCTCGGTCTTCGCAATCGTTCACCATCGTCCGGTACTCTTGGAGTTTTTGGTTTTTCATTCTCACACCCTCTCGGCAACGAGATCGTTGAACTGCACCAATCTCTGGTTACATCCATACTTGCACCTGTCGCATTTTATTGGCTCAGTCATATAGATCTTGTCGCGGTACAAATGAGAGCATGTGAACTCGCCCCCACTCGGAGAAAACACTCGCTCAGACATCGACAGGTAGCACGGACCAGCCATCTGCTCGAATCTCACGCCTTGCACAAGCCGCCGCTTCTCGTCTACCGTCTCTCGTAGTAACGCTGCCGATTCATCAGGGAGAATTTCATATAGACGAGGGATCGTTCCGTCGAAGAAAGCATCTACATCATTTTGCTGCATAGAGTACCTTACGTCGATCCCTTTGTAAATGGAGAAGAAGACAGCATACAAGTGTGGCGCTTCAGCGAAAATAAATTTTGTAAAGCCTACAGCATTGCTATAATTCTCCTTTGTGACTGTGTACGTAACTGAAGTTACAGTCTTATCAGAAGCCCTTTTGAGATTCATGAGGACAGTGGCGAAGGCGTTATCCCGCCCCACTAAGCAGTTCCAGTACTTGGCATCTTTTGAGTCAAGCGATATCTTCAGCCGTTGCACGAACTCAGCAGGGGGTTCGATAAACGCATTTGTGTTCAAGTGAAAACGATACCTGTGCCCTCGTTCTCGCAGGAATGGGTACAGCCAAGGCACTACTGAGGGCTCTCCTCCGGTTATGTGAATTATAGCGGAGTCTCCATACTTAGCAAGTATGTGCTCAAACATCTCCTGCGACATTGTGCTGCCGGTAACGCAGTGATTACAATACGCACATTTGAAGTTGCATCGGTCTGTAACGAAGACCGCGACTCGTCGGACAGGTGGCGCAGTACCTACCTTTACATGAGCAATTGTCTCTTCTGCTCTCCTGGTGAAGTCGTCCCAATATAATGAATTTCTCATCCTTCCCTCCCCTCAAATGAACAAGCCAGCTTGTCAAGTTTCTCCGCACACTCGGCGCAGAGACCGTCGTCCGGCAGCGCCGGCTGGCCGCAGGAGGCGCAACGTAGGTGCCTCCCCTCTTTCTTGTCGGCGAGTTCGTTCATCGTCCTAGTGCATACTTCTCCCGCTTTGCTCATTTTAGTGCCTCCTTAGTAACTTCGCACAAGTACCTGGCCTGCCAAATTGCGTCTGAAAGAGCGTTGTGCTTCATGCACTTCCATACTTCGGACTGAGTTTCGACCGGAGGATATTCGTTACGAACGGTGCGAAAGCACCTGTTTTGTCGGTACGACCAAGGCGCCTGCAGACCGAGCCGCGTGTACGCGGAGCGTAGGATCACGTTATCGAAGTCTGAGCCGTTGCCTCAGATGTTGCCTAAAAAAATCCAAGGTTTTGCCGGGCTCAGAGAGCCATACAGCGAACCGTATCAACGCCTCTCGTATCTCGATCCCCGCCCTCCTAAACTCCCCCCGAGCTTCGTCGCTCTGCTGCATCCACCAGAGAATGGTCGAGGCATCTACTGTACCGCCGGCAGCCATCGCCGAGGCTAGATCTACTACTTCGTAGAACTCTCGGCCTAGGTGACCTGTTTCTCGGTTCAGCTCCACTGAACCTATCGCTATGATCGCGGCGTCGGAGCCGGTGCCCATCGTTTCTAAATCTAGCATGATTTCGATCATTCGTAATCCTCCTCGTAGTCGATCTCCCAAAGGTAATCGTCGTCCGAAAACTCCTCGTCGTTCGGCTCCTCGATTTCAGGTACTTGCGCGTCGTAATGCTCCTGCGCTCGGTCAACTTGGTCTTGGTTCATTTCAGCATCCTCCTTTCAGTCGTCGTTTCGGCAGTAGCAGTAGTCTCTGACTGCACCACAATATGGACATATCCCGTCAATCATAGCCTCAATAAACTCCAATCGATCTTCATCGCGCTGGAGCGCCTTCAGCACCTCATTGATCTGCTCGGCTTGCTTCGCAAGAAGTAAATTCATTTCCTACCTCCCTTCCCGCAATGCGGGCAATTGTTCACCGAGCAGTATGCTCGGCATAGACCGGAGGGCTTCGGCGCAAACGCTTCGCGCTCCCACGCATCCTCCATGCGCCTGATCCAGGCGAAGATTTCCTCCCACAAAGAAGGAATCTGTTCCTTCTTGAAGACCTCGCCCGTCGCCGCGTCGTGTTTCAGCCAGATGTACCGTAGGTTGAACTGCTCAAGTTCTGGATGGAGCAAGGAGACAAAACAGGCATTGATCTTCAGTTGCAGGCTGTTTTCCCGGATGTTGCCGCTTTTCCAGTCGCCGACAAAACAATTTTTCCCTTTCAGGGCGAGAACGTCGATCTGGCATCGGCCATAGGCCGACTTGTCAAACCATTTGACGAACTTCATATCGCGGTTTATCGCAAGCTGCTTCTCGGTAAATATTTGCCCACCGGATGCGCAGGACTCGATCACTCGGCAATACTTCTCGCCTCGGGTGTAGCCGTCTGGGAGAGGCTTGCCTTGCAGCCTATTCTCCAGGTGTTTGTGCTCTACCTTGCCGGCCTTCGCTGACTCTGTCTCGATGTAAGGACTGGTGCAGTAAAAACTCTTCGCTCCATATTGCGCCGGGCAAGTGATGAAGTCATTGATCGCGGACGGGCTCCAATAGAAGGCCTTGCCTTTGGCGTTTATCGGGATCATTTTATCCTCACTACGTTTCCATATTGATTACACATCTTCACATGTGTCCTCCTTTTATCTTAGAAGTCCGTCAATCAGAAGCCCTGCCGTACTCACCACTGCGGCAGCAAGGGCGATAATACTCGCTCGACTGTGGAGGTCAATCTTGGCTGGTAAGCTGTCAGCATTCTTGACCTTAATTGTCCCAGTATAGATGGACCACCCCAAAAGCAGTACGGCTACAGGCAGAGTAAAGTATTGAATCATTGTGTCCTCCTTAAGTAAAAACCGGGAGGGTGCGCAAGTGCCCCTGCTTCGATGTCAGTAAGCCACAACTTAATAGGTACTCGGTCGGTAGCAATGATCTGTTTCATGTTGCTCTCCTTATGTAATTTTAATGGTCTGCGTGGCAGGATTCGAACCTGCGACTCCCTGGGTCCAAGCCAGGTACTCTACCAGACTGAGCTACACGCAGTTAAAAAGAAGTGAGGCCGACTCCCTGACGAGCGGGTGGTCGTTATGGGATCTACTCAGGTTTCCCTGAGGGTTGCCGACTCCTCGCCTCACTTCTCAGTATCTAATTGTAACCCGATTGACATTAATAGTCAAGGGTTATTTATCAATATCTCCATATGAGACGGCGTATCCTCCGCTCGACTTCAGCGGTAGGTCGGCGCACCATGCCGGCGCGGTCGCCATCTCAACTTTCATCATCTCCAGGCACTCTTCGGCGTACCGAAGTGGGGATACGACGACGATCTCGTCGTGAGTGGAAGTTACAACCTTCATAACCTCCCCCTGACGAAGGGGGTACCCCTTCAATCGTTGGATGACATTCAGTTTCTGCTCCGAGATAACCAACCGGGAAAGCGCCTGCACAACATTTTCCACGCATTTTCCGGCGTATAGCTTAGTCCATTCTTTCTTCCGGACGTTCGCCAGGTACTTAAATTCACCTGCGTCGTTTTTTCGTAGCTTGCTGTAGCGGATCTTCATACCGTTGGGCAAAAGGAAACCCTCCGCAGTCGCAGTGACGAGCGGGCGGGCGCCTACGGGGGTCGGCATCCCCGCCAACATGAACGTTAGTGAGTGCTTCGCGCTATCCCATAGTTCAATAACTTTATCGTTAGAACTGCGGAAAGTATCGATCAGATGCTTGGTCACGGCGCAATGTCGGATCTGCTCCTCGTCCGTCAAGTTGAGCGGCTTCATAGCAAGCGCCTGACTTTCGCAAACCTTGTGCCCTTTCCGGTAACTCCGCTGGTACCGAAACCCCCCAACATCGACGCCGAGCTGATCGACATAACTCTGATCGAACAGTACCCCCGGCATTCCCATAAACCCAACACGGATAGACTCCTGGAACTTCGCCCACCCCATTTGGTACCCACAACCTAAAATAGTTAACTTGCCGATACTACGTTCTTTTTTGTCAGCTTTGGTTATCTCCTTCCCGTATATCTTGGTCGCCATGAAACAGTATGGGTCGCCGCCCGCTCGGAACATATCCACCATATCCTCCTGACCGGCCCAATACACGAGCATCCTGGCTTCGATCTGCCCGAGATCGCGAACGCAGATAACATGCCCCAGAGGAGCGAGCCACGACTTGCGAAGCGCCCCCGACTCCGGGTCGTCGGCATCTACCCGACTTAGATTCTGCGCGTTCTGCTTATCACCCCCGCTCCACCGGTTAGTATGCGCCCCATAGTAATTGAGATACACCGGAAATGCCCCACGTTTCCCGATCTTGTAGTACCTCTTCGTTCTGGTTTCGGTAATCGTGGACTTGACCCCTAGTCGGGCCTCGACCAACGCTTGAACCTTCTGGTCCGGATGGCTTTGCAACAGCTTGAAGGCTTCGTCGCTCTTACCGAAGGCATACGCCCATGGAAACACTCGCTTCTCTTCTTTCAGCGCGATTCGATCTTCGACAGTCGCCCCTTTCCACGCCTTGAACGAAGGGAGTAGCCCGAGCGGTGGGTCGCCTACTTCGTCGGGGTCGATCCGTCCATCCTTCACTTTCGACGGACTTAGTTTCTTCGGGGGATCGACCCCGACGGACAAGAGGAGTTCGGCAAACTTATCGCTAGACGCAAGCACGGTCTTATCGGTGACGCACTGCTTTATCAGCGCTCGTTTCGTCCTCCGCGTGATGATATACGCCCGCACTAGGGGCGCGGGGTCAACCCGGATCACCGGTTCGGTAAAAGCCCGAACCGTCCAGTCAATAAGCCGTAGTTCAGAAGGTGGGAAATGTCCCTTCAGGGCATCGAAAACATCGGAGGTAAGCTCGACATCGTTCATGCAGTACCCGCCCATGATCCTTTGTTCGTCATCCGTGAGTCTCCATTTCCCTTGGAAGTGAACAAGCTCAGTGCCCTTCTCTCCGACGCCCAGGAGCTTCGCAACGTTGGCGAGGCTGGAAGCC